GTGAATTATTAATCTCAGAGGCAGCCAATGCTTGACCTTATCCAACTCACAAGCAAGCAGCTTTCTAAAGCTGCGCTGAACGACTGGTCAAATGAAATGATAAAGCTAATCGAAGGGGGTGAACTTGACCCATTAGAGGCACACGCCAAGGCTAAAGCTATAAATACTGCACTCAAAATAGTTATAGATGCGACTGAAGACCTTGCAAGGATTGAGGCAAATAAATACAACGCTAAATCATTTCAAGCCTTTGGGGCGAAAGTTACTTTAAAGGATGGCGCAACTACTCCTACTTACGAAGAAGATTCGGTTTGGGCAGAACTCAAAGAGCAACTCAAAGCAAGAGAGGAACTAATCAAGTTAGCCTTTAAAGCTAAAGATGTAGAAATCATAGACACCATTACTGGCGAGGTGGTAAAAAAAGTTTCGCCAAAATATTCTAAATCTTCAATTTCAATCCAATTTTAAAACCATGGCATACGAATCTAAAGCTGGAGATGTAAGCATCTTCAAAAACAACACTGAAAACCCGAAAGCACCGCAGTACACCGGTACTTGCATTGCACCCGATGGAACGACCTACCGAATCTCTTTGTGGGTAAAGGAAGGCGCAAAGGGTAAGTTCTTTTCGGGTAGGATGGAAGAACCTAAGACAAAGGCAGTTGAACCTTTTATCCCACAAGGCGATGCATCTCTCCCTTTTTGAATCACTTGAGCAAGTAGTTGTACCGATAGACAACTATTACGACAACATCCTTTACTTTTCTAAGGGATGGATAAAGGAACATGGGTATTTTACTACCGAGATACTGCGGTCAGCATACGAGAGCCAAACGACCCTAATACCTGCCGAGCCGAGAGTTTACGGAGCAGTAGTCAAAGACCTACAAAAAGAAAAGATGATCCAGCACAGCGGTTATACGACAGCGCAAAATAAACAAGCGCATAATAGACCGATAAGTCTTTGGAAAGTCCAATAGTTTTTGTACTTTTGTGTAAATGATTGCCTGAAGGAAATGCGAGTCTTTCAGGTAGTCCGTTAGGAACTAACCTAACCGCCCCCATGTAGCTCGCATCTATATGGGGGTTTTTGTTTTTTATGGAAAGATTAAATTGGTTTAAGTTTGACCCCACAAAGTGGCTGACTGGTCGAATAAACAGAGCGCCTGCAAATGTGCAGGTATCGTTTCTCAGGTTGTGCTGCATCTACTGGGTAGAGGAGTGCAATATGGATGCCGAACGTGCTGAACTGGAATGCGGTGAAGAAGAGTATCAATACCTTCTTAAATACAAAATCATTAAGCAGCTTGGCAGTAACGTACACATTGACTTTCTTGATGACAATATGGATGAGGTAATGGCTACAAGCAAGAAAAACAGCGTTAATGCTGCGTTAGGCTGGCAGAAAAGAAAGGTGCGAAAGGAAGCAATCGCAATGCCAAATGATGCGGTCGCAATGCGGTCGCATAAAGTCGCAATGCCAAATCATGCAGAAGAGAAGAGAAGAGAAGAGAAGAGAGAAGAAGAGAAGAGAAAAGAAGAGAAAAGAGAAGAGGATAAATGGTTTAATGTTTTTTGGGATTCATTTGGTAAAAAGCAAGATTTACAAAAGTGCCAAGCCAAGTGGTCAAAACTAAATGAAAAAGAAAAGAACGCTGCGCTTGACAAAGTTGCAGCTTACGTTCACTCTACTCCCGATGTGCAGTTTAGGAAAAATCCTTTAACTTGGCTGAATGGTAAGTGCTGGGAGGATGAAATAATAATTCCTACCTTAAACACAAAAATAAGCAACTTTGAAAAAGCAGTAAAAGCAGACCTTCACTCAATGATTATTTATGATAACGACAACGAATAACAGCCAAGCGGTTCAAGCCTACCAAGGCAAGCAATGCGCTGAAATGCCACAGCAAGACTTGCTACCCGAAATCCTTAACCAGTACAAGATGGTTTGCGCTTATGCTGGGCAGCAAGTAACCAGCGACCAGCACTCACTTAACCTTATAGTGCGTATGATTGAGGCTGACTTAAAAAAGACACGATGTACCCTTGAGCAGTTTAAGATAGCTGTAAACGAAGGTATGAGGTCAGGCGAGGTATATTCAGCCAACGCACCAGCTACTTACTTAAAATGGGTTTGTGTGTATTTGGATAAAGTGAAGATGGAATTGGCAGCGCACCGAAACAATCAATCTTTTCAGCCTTACGAAATGAGCGAAGAAGAAAAGCTAAACACAGCCATCGAGCATCTCGTGACAATGTATCACAAGTTCAAAAAAGGTCAGTCCTTTTTGGATGGTGGTAGTGCTGGGTATTTGTGGCTGGAAAAGATAGGGCAGATAAACGTATCAATAGACGAGAAAGCCGAGATGTTTGAGAAGTCCAAGGATAGAGCCATCGCAGCTATAAAAGCCAAAAGGGACAATGCTGAACGATACGAGGCACGGACTATCCAGTCCCTCTTAAATGCTATTGAGCAGCGACCAAAAGATGTACCGGAACTTAGATTTGAGCAGATAAAGATTTGCAGAGATGACTTGCTTCGCCAATACTTTAGAGCAAACGAGGTGACTGCCGACTTTTTAAAGCAATGCTATGAAGCACGTTGAAGCCGAACTGCAAAAGGCTTGCGTACGCTGGCACAGCTTGCAATACCCAAAAGACTACTATTTGCTGTACATGAATCACCAAAACGCAAAGAGCGCAGCAGAACAAGGAAGGCTTAAATCAATGGGATTAGTTCCAGGCGTTGCTGACCTTACAATGTTATCTTTTGGGCGTGTTGATTTCTTTGAGTTAAAAGTCGGCAAAAACAAACAAACCGAAAAGCAAAAGGAGTTTCAGCAAGCGATTGAGGATTGCGGATACCATTATCATTTGGTGTACAGCTTGGATAAATTTATAGAAATAGTAAACGACATAAAGAAATGAAGCAAGACATAAACAATTTAGCAACCCGATTAGACTTTGGCATTGACGACCTGCTTTCAGTCGATGCGGTGCTGGTTAAAAAGTATCTAATTATCTATCGACTAAGCAAAACGCACACCATCCAGGAGATAACCGATGCCTTTGGGTACTCTAATAGACAAAGCATCTATTCGGCTATAAGAAAAGCAAGGGGATGGATAAGCATTGACAAGGAGATTAAAGCAATGTGGGAGGGGTTGATGTGAGGCACGGCTCTTTATTTAGCGGTATTGGAGGCTTTGATTTAGCCTCGGAGTGGATGGGTTGGGAGAACGTGTTCCATTGCGAATGGAATGAATTTGGAAAAAAAGTTTTAAAATATTATTGGCCTAAAGCAAAAAGCTATGAAGATATCACCACAACAGACTTTACTATTCACCGAGGAAAAATCGACATCCTCACAGGTGGATTCCCTTGCCAACCGTACTCACAGGCTGGTAAGCGACTTGGAAAAGAAGATGACCGACACCTCTGGCCAGAGATGCTTCGAGCAATACGAGAAATTCAGCCGACCTACGTTGTGGGCGAGAATGTTCTCGGACTTGTTAATTGGAATGGAGGGTTGGTATTCAACGAAGTGCAGGCTGACCTGGAGGCTGAGGGGTACGAAGTACAACCGTTTGTACTTCCAGCTTGTGCCGTCAACGCTCCCCACCGAAGGGATAGGGTTTGGTTTGTTGCCTACTGTAACCACTCAAGAAACGCCACACCTTCAAGCCGAACTAACGGAAAACAATCGGAGGAAAGCATTGAACGGCAACAGCCACAGCTTGAACATTGCGGATTTAGCACTACGGAAAATGCTACCAACTCCGACTGCAATGGACAGCAGCAATGCGACAGCCAATATGAAGTCAACGCAAGTGAAGGAGGGATCAATGCACAGCGTAACATTGGTGAGAGCAATGGTTACAGGAATGCTTCCGACGCCAAGAGTAAAAGGACACGGGAACAGCCATCAAAGGATAGAGGATTCGAGGATAGACGATTTAACGACAATGGCAAAAATGGGAATGCTACCGACTCCATTAGCAGGAGAATATCGGGACACGGGAGAGAAAGTCAAGGGAAACAAATACAAGCAACAAAATTTGACGAGAACAATAGCAAACAATTCCGCAGAATGGGGTGGCAAGAATTCCCAACTCAACCCCCCATTTGTGCTGGAGATGATGGGCTTTCCTCCCGATTGGACAACATTACCTTTTCTAAATGGAGAAACGAAAGCATAAAGGCAGCCGGTAATGCCATAGTTCCGCAAGTGGTTTACCAAATATTTCAAGCTATTTCAAAAATGCCATAAATATTTTTATTTAAAGAGATACAACTAATGTGAATAAGTGTATATTTGTGAACAATTAAACAACTAAAGATGAAGGCACAAATTAGAATTGACTTACAAGGGCAGCACTTGCACGTTGCTGCTCAAAGATTTAGGCTGTCAAACCGATTAGACCTAAAGTATTATGAGAACTTTGATTCGTTGAAAGATGCACGGCAGTACCTGCTTGACCTTTCGCAAGATTTAGAGGACACCGAGTTAGGTGATGACTGGTTGTCTTACGACAGCGTAACAGCGTACATTGTAACCGAAAAGGAGGAAATGTTGTGAGAGTGTTTTACTTTATCCTTGCATTCTTTGCGGTGCTAATCGAAAGCGACCGAGTGGATCAGTTTGTCTGCTGGGTAATTGATGCGCTGGCATTGACAACTTTTTGTATATTCTTAGCCTTCTTTGGCACAATAGCCATTGGCTTAATCTTTGGGTGATATGAAATATTTAGAAGGATTAATCGAATGGGAGTCTAATGGATTAAAGGGCATTCCTACTAATTTATTACAAGAGTACATTGTTGATTTGCAGTGTGAATTAGAGAATAGAAAGAAGGCATTTGAGGGCAAATCAAATCAATATTTTAATGAAACCTTTAACACTAAAGACAAATGAAAACACCTATTGAATTGGCAATCGAAGTGATTGCCGACCTACCGACCGAAGTGCTAAACGCTTCGAGTATAAAGCAAGTCGTTATCGGCTTACTAAAACAAGCAGCGGTACACGAACGAGAGCATTTAACGCTTGCATTTATGGAGGGGCAATCAACACCAAAGGCATCCTTTGAGATGTGGTTTAACAAGAAATACAAAAAGACTGAAAGGACAAACGATGACACCGAATGAAATAATCGAAAGGGTAGCTATCTACCGAGGGGTAAGCATCCAGCAAATGCTGGGCAAGTCAAGAAAGCAAGAGATAGTAAACGCACGCCATGGAGCGCAGTATTTAGTTATGAAGCACTGCTCTAAACTAAAGCAAGAAGCGATGGCGTTGCCTTTTAATCGTGACCGCACTACCTTACTCCACGCAAGGGATGCGGTAAATGATTCGCTTGCGATTAACGATGGGCAGTTTCGATGGATTAATAATGTAGAACTTGGAAAGGGCTACGGAGATAAAGTCTTAGAGAAGCTATTTGCAGCAAAGGAGTGTATGGACAAAGGATACACGGGGGAAGCCAAGAAGATAGTCAACGATGCTATTGAGTTAAGGCAGTCGTTTCTTGACAGCTTGGAGGAGTTAAAATTGCAACAACTAAACGCTAAAATATGAAATACATTCACGTACCTACGGGCGTGCTTTATGACCAGCCTAATCATACAAACTACCACCCTAACGATTTTAAGCTGGTAGAGAAAGAACCGCACTACAACCAGCAGCCGATTGAGGTCATTGATATGATGCTATCTATTTACGGCAAAGAAGCTGTTATTCATTTTTGCTTGCTTAATTCATTTAAATATAGAATGAGGGCAGGTCATAAAGACGATGCGGTTAAGGATATAGAGAAGGCTCTTTGGTACGAAAAAAAAGCTAAAGAGTTGGAAACATTTAAAACCAAAGAGATATGAAACAAACAGCAGTAGAGTGGTTGCATGAACAATTATTAAAAATTCTTATAGATAATCAAATACAACAAACACATTATTTATTTGAACAAGCCAAAGCAATGGAGAAGCAGCAGATGTTAGGCTGCTACTTTGCCCATAGAGATTTTTGTTCGGGTGAAGTATCTAATGACACATTTAACCAGCATTACGAACAAGCCTACGGAGGCAAAGACAAATTGTAATTAAAAAGCTAAAGAGTTGGAAATCAAATAAAATAACTATATTAGCAGCCGTGAAAGCACGGCAAATCATAATGCAGCTTTATGATTCAGGCGAACTGATGAAGGCTTGCAAGTCAATAGGCAGCACTTACTCTGACGATTTATGTCAAGAGGTGCTGCTTTGTCTTTTTGAGAAACCCGAAGCCAAGATTTTAGAAGCGCACGACAAAGGGTATTTTAGGTTTTACGTTGTTAGAATAGTGATGAACTTTGCCAACTCTAAAAACTCCAGCTTTCACAAGAAGTACCGAAATCGTGATGAGGTTATTCCGATTAATCATTTAGGGCAAGTAGGCGAAATGCCAGTCGAATCGTATCTTGAAAGCCACGGAATAGATTTAACCGCACCCGATTACGACTATCAAAAGGACTTGGAAACCCAAGGGAAGATTGACCGCTTAGAGGTGGCTTATCTTAGACTGAACAACGAAAGTGAGTTTCCCTACGAACAAAAACTCTTAGACTTACATTTACAATTAAGGAACAAACGAGCGGTCAGCCGATTGACTGGCATTCCTTATCGAACCGTTTGTCATAACTTAGACACCATTTATAAATCATTAAAGGATGCAGCACTTAATTATTAGCGCACTTGCTGGCTTGGCTGGCTATTCATTTGTTATGTTAGCAGGCTTCAAGCTAAAGGGTAAGCCTTTGAACTGCCAAGTTTGTATGGCTTTTTGGTTTGGCTTGATTACCTCTTTATTAGTCGAGCCATCTTTTTACGCACCAGCCGTAGGGTTTGGAGCAATGTGGTTTGCAGCAATGGCACAAAAAACTTTACTAAAATGAACCAAGACCAATATCTACAACTAAGGGCAGCACGACCTTACCTTGACCAATACCACGCTGTGGGTAGTGTATCTATACCGCACGATGTCGCACAAATGATGCAGAAGGTACACGGAGAACTTTACGGAGGTGGCTTTAACAACTGGTGCCAGGCTTGCGTTATCGAAGCACTTACAAAATTGATGGTTGCTTTTGATAATTACGAAACTAAAAGCGCACCGGTAATTGTTTCACAAGAGGCTAAAGTCAAAGCAGATGTCCCCAAGCGAAGCAGCAAACGTAATACAAATCCTGACTAATACGCTGGAGGCTATCTGCGACACGGAGGTAGATAATGCGTATGAAGTAAAGCAGAAGTTAATCGATAAGATAAGCGAACTAATAGACAAGCTATAATGGGAACAGCAGCAGGAAGAACAAAATACATTGAAACACCTGAAAGGTTATGGGAACATTTTGAGTCTTACCGAAAGCAGACTAAATCTAACCCTCGAAAGAAAATGGTGTTTGTTGGCAAAGATGGCAACAAAGATTATGAGTTGCTTGAAACCCCATTGACAATGGAGGGCTTTGAAAATTGGTGTGCTGACAACGAAATAGCGCAAGATTTAGGTCAGTATTTTGAAAATCGTGATAATAGGTATTTAGAATATGTTGCTATCTGTTCACGTATTAGGCGTGCAATTCGCCAAGATCAAATTGAAGGTGGCATGGTAGGTCAATACAATGCGAGCATTACGCAGCGTTTAAACAACTTGGTAGATAAGCAACAAACAGAAATCAAACAAGAACAGCCTTTATTTCCCGAATCTTAGCAAGGTGGTAAAAGTTAACGGAAAAACAATTATATTTGTAAATGGAAAAATGGAAAGATATAATTGGATACGAGGGGCTTTACGAGGTTTCTAATATCGGAAACGTAAGAAGCAAGGGTAATGGAAATTCAACAAACCCCCAGCATTGTGTTGCAAAACCAATCACGCTAAGATTAAAGGGGGCTGGGTATTATCAAGTCAAGCTGTTTAAAAACGGAGAGAGAAAATACCATATGGTTCATAGGCTTGTGGGATTTGCCTTTATTACAAATAAAGAATTGAAGAGCCAAATTAATCACAAAGATGGCAACAAGATAAACAATTGCGTTTCTAATTTAGAGTGGGCTACACCAAGCGAAAATATTAAACATTCTTTTGATACCGGTTTAAATATCAAGGCAAAGGGAAAAGACAATCCACAAAGCCTTGCTGTGTTGCAGTTAGATATAAATGGAAAGATTATAAAAGAATGGGGAAGTATAAAGCAAATATTGCGTGAACAAGGCTATAATACCGTTGGTATTATTAAGTGTTGCAAAAAAGAAAAACGATACAAAACAGCATACGGATACAAATGGGAGTACAAACATTTATACGCACAAGCGCAATAAACAAGCTACTGCAGATGACCGCCCGAAAGAAAGTAGTCCAGGGTGGAACATCTGCAGGGCGTTAACCCCCTTTGGCAACGGAGGGGGTGAATTGGAAAGACGTTTGGAATATTGCCTATTTTAATAGATTTGGCAGCACGTGCATCGCTAAAAGAAATTAGCGTTGTTTCGGAATCTATACCTCATCTTCGACGGGGTGCGATTAAGGATTTTAAGAAAATAATGGTAGCCACAAATCGATGGAGAAATGAAGGCTGGAATAGTACATTGTTGACTTATAGATTTAGCAATGGAAGTTATATTGAGTTTTTTTCTGCAGACCAAGAAGAAAAATTACGAGGCGCAAGAAGGCAGGTTCTTTATATCAATGAGTGCAACAACATAACTTTTGAATCATATCATCAATTAGCAATAAGAACAAGTGAAGATATTTGGTTGGACTTTAATCCAACTGCTGAATTTTGGGCGCATACCGAAGTTTTAAAAGAGCCTGATTCCGAATTAATTGTTTTAAATTATTTAGATAACGAGGCGCTTCCTGACACAATTAAAAAAGACATAGAGCAAGCAAGGGAAAAAGCAAAGACATCTGAATATTGGGCTAATTGGTGGAAGGTGTATGGCCTTGGTCAAATTGGAACGCTTCAAGGGGCTGTTTTTGAGAATTGGGAACAAGTTGATGACATTGATAGAATCAATTGCAAGTTTGTTTCGCTTGGATTAGACTGGGGATTTACCAATGATCCAACTGCTTTAATTGCTGTATGGAAAAAGGGAGATGATTTGTATGTTGAAGAATTAATTTATGAAAGAAATTTGACCAATCAAGATATAGCATCAAAAATGAAATCAATGGCTATAAACCGAACGCAAGAAATAATTGCAGACAGCGCAGAGCCAAAAAGCATTGAAGAAGTTCATAGGCTTGGGTTTAACATACATCCAGCAAAAAAGGGGGCTGATAGCATACGCAACTCAATTGACATATTAAGAAGGCAAAAGATACACGTTACTAAAAACAGCGTGAATCTTATTAAGGAATTTAGAGAATACAAGTGGAAGCAAGACAAGAATGGCAAAATGCTTGACGAGCCAGTAGATTTCCAAAACCACGCTATTGATGCGCTTAGATATGTGGCACTCAATAAATTAAAGGTGGCTAATTCGGGAAAATATTTTATATTGCAGGCGTAAACGACAACGAGATGAAACACGAACCCTACCCATTAACGCAGCAGCAATGCAAGGAAATACTGGCACGACACCACCATAAGATTGATTGGCTTAACCCTGACAAAATAATACTTGACCGAACGCAAGTAGGTGACATTCGTCAAACGGCTACTTTGAAAGAAGTTATTTGCGTAGCCTACAACCTAAAGCCGAACGAATGAAAGCGCAGACCTTTATTTTCGTACACGACCAGCAGATTGTCTTAGACTACATTGAGGCTGGCAAGTTTGACCAATTGCCCGATGTCCAATATGTGTTTTTAGGGCAGCGACCAGTTGACCTATTAGACCAGTTTGTCGGAGAAAAGAAAGTGATTGTAGCACGAAACCTACCTAATAATATCGAACACTACCCTAATTTAGTGGCTTGGACTGGCTGGTATGCCATAGCACGAAACGGACTAATCACAGCCGACATCGTTAACCTATTTGAGTACGATGTAAACTTATTGGGATGGAAGCAGCCAATGGCTTCGGCTGGTTACTTTTGGCATCCTTACGCTGACAATACTTGGTGGAACTACAACGGAATAAAGACCGAATTAAGAAAGCTGGAAATATCGGTCACGAACGATCCTTTACCAATGACCTCCAATTACACTTTGTTTGCAGAAAGGATTAACACATTTGTCAAGGCTTTAATGGAGAGTGACTTAGATCCAGAGCATCCGCAAGCTGGTCACATCGTTGAACGATATTGCAGCGCATACTTTCAATTCAAGGTTACGGCTGCTGGTGGTCTTACCCACCTCTACGCTGATTCACACGGAACGCAAGGCAGAGGCGATAGATACCAAGATATAAAATACAAACTGCTATGATTAAGGTGATAAACTACGGAAGCGGTAAATGGCGAGAGTTGGCAGCAACCCAATTCACAAACGGACTGCCTTTAAAAACTTACAGCAATGAATCACCAAACGGAAGGGGTGACAACTATTGGAGGTGGAAGCCTGAAATAATCCTAAACACAATGCAGGAAAACAAGGGCGATTTTATCCTTTACATTGATGCTGGCGATTACCACACCGAGGATTTTTGGAAGTGGCTGAATGCCTATGTTGTCGTTTCGGATAATCTATTCGTCAGCCGTGGGTACTTGCATAGAGAATGGACTAAAGCCGACTGCTTAGAGGCAATGGGGATGCTGCCTTGCATTGAGAGAATAGACCACCAGTTAGAAGCTGGCTTGATAGGTCTAAGGGCAAACGATGAAAACATTGCACTTGTTGAGGAGTGGGCAAAGTGGATGCAAGACGATCACTTAGTGAACGATGCGCCAAGCCAAATCCCTAACCATCCCGATTTTAAAGAGCATAGGCACGACCAATCTATTTTGACTAATTTAGTGCTTAGAGATAAATACCCAATTCAAAGAATAAACCACGTAATATGGAACGCAAAATCTTAGAAAAATTAGACTACTCCCATCCGTGGGTGACAGCAAAGGAACACATTTTGCAAGTGTATGACGAAGCGAAAAGGCTAAAAGGTCACGCATTGGACATCGGCTGCTTTCAAGGTCACTCTGCTTTAGCTATGGGTTTGGCTAAAATGGAAGTTTCTTTAGTTGATATTCATATTGACTACTTAGACAAAGTAACCGATTTGCTGGAAAGCCACAGTTGTATAGTAAACACCGCAGCAATGTGCGAGAGCGCAAAGGTTCTAAATTGGATTGAGCCAGTCGAAATGATAATGCACGATGCGCAGCACGGACAATCGGTAGTGCCTGAATTGCTTTTATTTTGGGAAAAGGTAAAGTCAGGCGGTACGTTTATCATTCACGACACCGACCAAATAGACTTAGCTGGCTTTATTAAAGACTTAGGCTACCCCGAAAACAAAACCACAGCAGACGAGCGTGGAAGGTGCTTGTCTATATTTTACAAGCCATGAAATTCACATCATTAACTATCGACCAATTCCAACGCATCGCAGCCATTGAGGCTACTGGTGACGAGCAAATTAAGAAGGTGGCTATCGTTGCAGTCCTTAAAGGGATTAGCTTAGACGAAGCGAAACAGCTACCTATGACCGAGGTGGGCAAGGCGTATAAGTCCATCGAAGATGAAATGAAGGATTTGCCGAAGTTGCAATATAAGGAAACCTTCACCCTAAATAAAAAGCGTTACAAGCTTTCGTTGTTTACCGATACCCTAACGGCTGGTCAGTTAATTGAGATGATGAGTTACGAAATGGCAGACGAGTACCAAGTGATTCAAAACCTTCATAAAATAATGGCTACGCTTGCAAGAGAGCGCAAGTGGTTTAGGACTCTACCTTACGATGGCGCAAAGCACCACGAAAGGGCAGAGGAGTTTAAGCAGCTTACAATGAAGGAAGTGTGGGGTGCTGTATCTTTTTTCTTGTTAGCCTCCGAAGGCTTTATGACGATTATCAAGGATTATTCGGAGGCGGTGCTGAAGACGATGGACAAGGAGTTAACCTCGCTAAAAAATACGGCTGGATAGTAGTCGTGGATTCTTTGGCAATGGGTGACGTTCTCAAATGGGATGCCATCTTTAATTTAAACGCACGCCAGTTTCTTAACTACGTTCAATATTACTCGGACAAGAAAGAGGTCGAGGCAATGAAAAGCCAATAAAAGCAAGTCCATACATTTACTTGTAATGGACAAGCTGTTTCAAATAGAATCTATTCAAGGTACTGACTTTGTCGGTCTTGATGTAGCGCAGCTTACTGGCGTTAAAAAAGTGCTGGCAGAGTTTGCCAAAAAGGTCGTTGAGGATTCTAAGGGCAACCTAATCAGGGGCAACCATATTGCATCGGATAGCCTTAATGCTTCAATCGTACCGCTACCCGTCAAAGAAGTAGGCGGTGGCTACATGGTCGAAATTCAAATGAACGACTATTGGAAGTTTGTCAATGAGGGCGTAAGGGGAGCAAAGAGCGGAGCAAAGGCGCAAGGCAGTCCATTCCAATACAAGACTAAAATGCCACCTCGTCAAGCTATCGAGGAGTGGATAACAAACAAGGGGATTAACCCAGGTGGAACGAGAGGCGATAGGTTGGAAGCAAGGGCATCCCTCGCAGGTGTTATTCAAAGGCGTATTTATAACTTTGGCACACCCCGAACCCTTTTCTTAGACAAGGCACTACCCGAATCACTTATGAAAGCACTAACCGAAGATGTAGCCGAAGCCTTCGGCAAGTCCATTTCTATCTCTATAAAAATATGAGCATATCTATTATCTCACAGCCGAACGTTACTCTAAGCGCAGACAACGCTTTGTTCGTTGTTTCAGGCAGTAACTTTGCCAGCGGTAACTACCGATACGTTGCAGATGTAAGCGGAACGACTTTACTAAGCCGACTGAAGTGCGACAAGCTACCGAACAACCAAGGCTTTTTTAACGTGGCGAGGGTTATCGAAACGCTTGTGCCTATCACAAAGCCTGCGGTTACTTTCTTTCAAGATCCGTTAATTGCCAGCACATATCGGGTAGGTTTTAGAGAGGAGTTTGGCACGCCACCAGTAGTAGCCAGCGGTGTAACCACGGCAAGCGGTATAGTATTCCAAGGCTATAAACGCCAATGGGAAGATTTCGTTTCCAGCGGTTATTACACATCAGGCAGCACGGCTAAGATACTATCAAAGCAGCCATCAGACCGCAAGATTAGATTAGGTGAGAATGACTTTGTATCGGTTCTTTTTAGCATCCTTTCCGTTGTTCCTTCGGGGCAAGTAGTAATAACAAACAACCTGCGTAGCTTTTCGGTTACATCGGGTTTAGTGGTAAGCGATCCTTTAGATGGAATGTGGAATACTGGTCTTGCTGGTATCTTTTCTTTGACAAGCGGTCAAACCTCGGATGGTAAAGTAGGCAGCTACCAAATGGGTGCTTGGGACAATCAAGCGGAATACGACTTTTATAACGCAAGAGCGACAGCCGATGGTGCAGTAAGTGAATCCAACCCTTGTGCTTTTGACATCTTTGATAGCTTAGTTGACTTTTACAGCGATGGAAATTACACCGTTTCGGTTAAGTATCTAAAGCCATCCGTGACCGATTATTACAGCGAAGGCAGAACGACCGAAGCCTACACGATTGCTTATGAGTTTGAAAGCTGCGAGCGGTTTGTACCGCAGAGGTTGTTTTTCAAGAACTCGTTAGGGGGCTTTGATGGCTATACCTTTACGATGAAAAACAAGAAGGTAGGCAATATGACCAAGCAGACCTTCGGTAAGAATCAAAACATTTACGGCACTAAGGTAGCTGAAACCATTTACTCAGGGCAGTTTGAGGAGGTAATGACCTTAAACAGCGACTGGTTAATAGATGCTAACTGGATGAGTGAGTTGATTTACTCACCACAAGTCTATCTGCAAATTAATTCGGAGTTGGTAGAGGCAATCGTAAATACCTCATCATTCACGTTCCACACAAGACCGCAGGACAAACTCCAGCAGCTACAAGTCGAAGTTAAGATAGCCTATAAAAACAACGTCATATGAGTACGTTAATCATTTATCCGCTTAACGATGAAAACGCAGAAGTTCCGTATGTTTTGGACTGCGATGAGGTAGATATTAGCTTGACCTTTTCCGTTCAAGACATCCAAGATGTAACCAAAAGGAGGGGATCGTTCAGCAAGACTATTACCCTTCCCGGTACTGGTGCGAACAACCAAGCCTTCGGTCACGCCTATAATATCCAATCGTTTGTCGGTGGCTTTACTCCGAATAAACGAATTAGGTGTACGCTATGGAACGAGGGCATCCAAACCTTTACGGGTACTTTGCAGCTACTTAGTATAACTAAGATGAATGAGCAAATCAACTACGAAGTAGGAATATACTCGGAGGAGATAGCTTTTTTCAGGCAGATAAACGAAACCAAGCTGGCAGCTACCGTTGGAGTGAGTGGGTTTAATCATACGGTATCAGGTGCATCAGTAGTTAGCGGAACGTGGGTAGCACCAGCAGGAAGCGGTTACGTTTACGGCTTCTTGGATGGCTACGGATATACTGACGTTCTTCCTTCTGCTTTAAGTTTCTTTGGCATTTCTTTGCTTATCCCCTACATTCAGCTTGTGCCATCGTTTTACGTCAAGCAAATGGTGGATTTAATATTTGCTCAAAGTGGGTATCGGTACGAATCTGCTTTTTTTAACACAGCTAATTTTAAAAAGCTGGTTATTCCTTACGCTGGCGGTGCGATGTTGCAGAATGATTTAAGCGGTGAAAACAGCATAATGGAAGGCAGCGAATTGACTGGTGGAGAGCCTGGTGCTGCTAATTGGAATTATTTAGGCGACTTTTATTACAGCGGTGTATTTCCATTTGACACGGTTATTACCGACCCACAAGGGTATTGGGATGATACTACTTATCAATTTACAAACGTAGCATTTTACAGCACTTGGACTGTAAACTATGAATTTACCTTAAAAAACTTAGCAAATAGAGTTGTTCAAATAGGCTTTGCCATTTGCGATTCGGTTACTGGATTGCCTATAAATGAAACCCTGCAAGACACCGTGGTTGATTTTATACAGCCATTACAAACTAAAAAGTTTCAATTTCAGGGAGTAGTAAGGTTAGAGCCAAATCAAGTCATAGATTTACGAGCGTTTTTCTTTAGCATTCCTAATGACTACCCAATACAAATAGAAGCAAAGTCTAAAATCACAATGATTTGCACCGAGAGTGCAGGCGCAAACTTAGCTGCTGATATGGTTCGTGCTTTACCTCCCGACATTACGCAAGCCGATTTGTTGAGCGACTTGCAAAAGATGTTTAACCTTTACTTTTATCAATCTCCTACCGACCCCGACCTTATTTACATTGAGCCGTTTAATACATTTTATACAAGCGGTAGCGTTGATTGGACAATGAAGGTTGACAATACCGACAAGCACCTTTTGCAGATGGGTGATCCACAAGCAAGAAAGCAAATCACTTTTAAATATAGAGATTCGGGCGATGCTTTGGGCAAGTTGTACAATGACACCTTTTCGGAGGGTTACGGCTCTCGGATATTTGAAACTGACAACTACTACGCAAAAGGCGAGCAAGTGGTGGAAACCAAATGTGCTACGGTTATCCCTGCTTCGTTCCGTTCGGGATTGCCTATCGGTAGGACTTTCGATATAGATTCAAACAACAAACCAAAGGAAAGGGCGACTGGCTATCGAATAGCGCAATTCAATTATGTAGCTATTCCATCTTCGGCTGCGTGGTCAATGCTTTTAGATTATACACCAACCTTTGCGCAGTTTACATCATTGCCTTTAATTGCTCATATTGACAACCCCTATGCACCAACCTTTGACCTTGCTTTCGGGATGCCAAAGAATCTTTACTTTAAAGTGATTGATGGTGCTGGTTTTAAGGACTACGATAATAGAAACCTATTTAACACCTTTTGGCTGAACTACATTAAGGAAACCACATCAAAGGAATCCTTGCAAATTGAAGTACCGGTAATACTTGATCCCGTTGATATTTACCAATTAGACTTTAGAAAGCCTATCTATATCGAAGGCATTCTCTTTAGGTTGCTGGAGGTAAGAGATTACACCATCGGAGGCTCTCAAAAATGCACAGCAATCCTTCGCAGAATCCTTAATCTTGCACAACCAGCGACTGGCGCAGTAGAGGTTAACACCTTCTTTGACTCGTCTACTTTAGTGCTTGGCGAAATGAAACCACAAATAGTAACTCCTAACAATATTCAGTAATGGCAGACGTACAAAAGGAAATAGCACTAAAGGTCACGACCGATGTAGGTCAAACCACAACCGCTTTAAAGTCTGCGGAGGAAAGGCTGACCGAAGCCAAGAAGGCGATGCTCGATTTGGCTATGGCTGGAAAGCAAGGCTCAAAGGAGTTTAGGGCGTTAGCTGTTGAAGCTGGTGCGTTAAAGGGAAAGATTGAATCGGTTGAACAAACGGTTGATGGTTTAGGCAAAAGCGCAAACAAGATTGAAGTCTTTACCGGTGCTGTTCAAGGCATCGCTGCTGGCTTTGCTATCGCACAAGGCACGGCTGCTTTATTTGCTGAAGGCAACGAGGAACTGCAAGAAGCACTCGTTAAGGTGCAAGCATCGCTGGCTTTATTACAAGGCACGGAGCAAGCTGTGCAGTTGCTAAGAAAAGAAAGCGCAGCAGGACAAGCCTTATTGACAGCAAGGACAGCAGCTTATAATGTAGTAGTAGGTGCATCAACTGGCGCACTAAAGCTGTTTAGAATTGCATTGGCTGCTACTGGAATAGGTGCAGCCGTAGTTGCGATTGGCGCACTGGTTGCTAATTGGGGTAAACTTACAAAGGCTGTTACCGACTTTATTAGCGGATCACCGATGCTTACAAAAGTCATTGGATATATCTCGGATGGCTTTACCAGCTTAGGCAGAGCGATTGGAGTAATACCAAGCGAATCGGAAGCAGCGACCAAGCAAATGATCGCTGACTTAGAAAAGCAGCAAAAGTTATTAGAGGCAGCAGGCGCAAACACTACATTCATTGAAAAGCGTTTGGCTGAATTACGCATTCAGTTAGCTAAAGAAACTGGCGAAGGATTAGCAGAAGCCGAGGAGGAATTGACTTTATTTACTGCTGCCCAAGAAGCCAAGCGCATTGAATCTGCAAAAGAAGCTGCAAAGAAACGTGCGGAAATTGAAAAGGCTGCAATCGAAAAGTCAAAAGCAGAACGCCTAAAGGCAGCCGAGGATCAAAAGGCAGTTGACCAAATAGCCATAGATGCAGAGGATGAAAAAGTAACCGCAGCACGAGAGGCAGCGCAAGAACTTGCAGCTATTCAAAACGAGATACGCAGAAGCAGACTGACCGACTACCAAAGGGAGCGTGAAGATTTCCTTTTGCAGCGTCAACAGATGCTGGAGTTAATGCGAACAAGTGGAGTTGCAGAAATAGAGTTGCAGCTATTTACTCAAAACACGGCACGAATGATGCAGCAAATGGATGCTGCTAAGGATGTAGAAATACTAACCGCAACTGAAAAGACCAAGTTTGAAAACCGCCAGCAGTTTATGGTTAAGACTGCTGAAATGACGATGCAAGCATTAGGCGCATTGACGTCTTTATACACGGCAAGTTTAGGGCAAAGCGAAAAAGACCAAAAGAAAGCGTTTGAGGCGAACAAGAAATTCAGCATAGCACAAGCGTTAATATCTACCTTTCTTGCGGTAAACAACGCCTTAACTGCTGGTGGCAACCCAATCAAGTTAGCAACTGGTGCGCAGTTTGTAGAGGCTGGTATTGCCTTGACTGCTGGCTTGGCTAACGTGGTAAAGATTAGGAAAACAACATTCCAAAGCACAAGCGCACCAAGTAGTTCAAGCGTAAGCGCACCTGCTGCTGGAGGCGGAGGCGGTCAATTACCTCCTGCTGCTTTCAATCCGAACGTAACAGCTACCACGCCAACTGGACAGTCGAATCCACAAGGTCAAGGTCAGCAGCCGTTAAGGGCGTATGTATTAGACAGAGATATTGAAAATTCATCAAGCAGAAGAAATATGTTGAGGGATTTTGCAGGAATATAATTATATTAGCTTTTCATAATTTTAGGTTTGACCCCGTGCAGAGATGTACGGGGTTTTTGCATACTTAGCCTTATTCTACATTTTAAGGCATGGAGTTACCCCTTTACAAACTGACAATAGACGAGGAAAGCGAGGGCGTTGATTACGTTGCGCTGACCGATATGCCAGCAATCGAAAGAAACTTTCAGGCATTCTCACAAAAGCAAAGGTTCAAAGAATCCGCTAAAAGAGTTATTTCGGGTGCTTTGATGTTAGCCGATGTGCCTATCTACCGAAACGATTCCAAGATGGGCGAGTATATGGTTGTCTTTGATAAGGACACCGTTTATAAAATCGTGCAGAAGTTCTTTAAGCAGAACGCTACCCAAAACGTAAACGCTTATCACCAAACGCCAATCGAAGGCGTGTTTATGTTTGAGAGTTACATTATAGACCGAGAGCGTGGAATCAACCCACCTAAAGGCTTTGAGGACGTAACCGATGGAAGCTGGTTTGGTTCTTACAAAGTAGATAACAACGAGGTATGGGATGCCTTTGTGACTACTGGGAAATTCAAAGGCTTTTCGGTTGAGGGGATGTTTGGCATGGAGAAAGTAGAAGATGCCATCGAAGTCGAGATGCACCGCCTGGAAAAAGCCATTGACCTTTTTTGCAAACAATTTAAACTTTAATATTTATAAGCAATGAACATCCTTGAAAAATTGCAAACACTAAGAGCAGCTTTCGAGCAAGCCTCTTTAAAATTCGCTGACTATATGCTCGGTGAATTGACTGTGCGTATCGAAGGAGAACCAGTAGTTGGTACTGCTGTAACTCTTTTAGATGCCGATGGAAACCCCCTCGATGCAACGGGCGAACACGTTATTCCTGAACTCGGAACAATCGTTGTTGCAAACGGAGTAATCGAATCAATTACCCCAATGGTAGTTGAAGCTGAAGAAGTACCAGCAGAAGCGGTTGAAGAAATCGTATCTGCGGTAGAAACTATTGCACCTGAAGCGCCAGCCGAAGTGGTAGCTGCTATTTCAACCGAAGTAGTTGGCGAGATCATGGACAAGCTGGATGAAATGGCAAGCGAACTTGTAGAGCTGAAAAAGAAGATGATGGCTGGACAAGAGCGTGAGAAGTCAATGTTTGCACTTATCGAAGCACTCGCAGAAGAACCAACCGTAAAAGAGCAAAAAGTAATGTTCGGTCAGTTCAAGAAAGACGAAGTAGGCAACCTAAACAAAGTTGCATCAATCCTTAAAAACTTAAAAACTAAATAATCATGGCATACAATTTTGGCAACTTAGCCGTTTACACCGAGCAACAATCGCTTCCACTTGTAGTGAAGTCATTGTTCAGCGCAAAAAGCGCATCTATTTTGACACCGATGACCGGTATCAAATCTTCAAAGTCAGTTAACCTTATGGACACCGATGCGGTATTCCAAAGCGGTGACAACTGCGGTTTTACAGCTTCAGGTACAACTACCTTCAGCAACCGTAGCTTGACCGTTGGTCGCATCAAAGTGAACGAGGCTATCTGCCCTAAGAAACTCGAAGAGTATTGGATGCAAACGCAGCTTCCTATCGGCAGCCGTTACACATCTATTCCTTTCGAGCAGCAGTACGCAGAGTTGAAAGCTGGTAAGACAGCCGAGCAAATCGAAACTGCAATTTGGCAGGGCGATACCGCTTCAGGTAACACCAACGCAAACACGAACAAGTTTGATGGTTTCATCAAGTTAATCAACGCTGCTTCAGGTTCTACCGTATCAGGTAACACTGGTGCTGTTTCAGGTATCACTAACGCTAACGCTTTCGCAGTTATGCAGGGTGTTTACAACCAAATCCCTACAACCATTTTGGACAAAGAGGATTTGAAAATCGTTTGCGGTTGGGACACATTCCGTAAGTTGGTTGCTAACTTGACTAACTTGAACTTGTTCCATTACAACCCGAGCGTTGATGCAGCAGGCGAAGTAGTTCTTCCTGGTACAAACGTAACCGTTGTTGCTTTGAATGGCTTGAACGGAACAAACCGCATCTTCGCTATGCGTTTGAGCAATATGTTCTTCGGAACGGATTTGTTGAACGAGGACGAGCGTTTTGAAATCTTCTTCGCAAAAGAAGCTGACGAGGTGCGTTACGTTGCCGAGTTCAAAGCTGGTGTTCAGTTTGCATACGCAACTGAAATCGTAAACTTCATCTTAGCCTAATTCAATGGGGAGGGTAACACCTCCCCTTTACTAACCTCTTAAATAAATACAAATATGAGCTGTGCATTGACACAAGGATATACTTTAGGATGTCGCGATTCAGTCGGTGGCATTAAGGAGGTTCGTTTCATTGAATTTGCTAACGTAACTGGTATCGCAGTAACAAGCGGAAATGTCGTTTCAGGCATTACCACTTCAGGTTCTACCAAGTTTTGGAAGTACGATTTAACCAAGCAAACCTCACAATTTACTGAAACCGTTACCCCTTCTATGGAGAACGGCACGATTTTCTATCAGCAAGACCTTCAGGTTATCTTAAACAAGATGACCGCTGCACTTCGCAACGAACTGCGCCTTTTAGGTCAAAATCGTTTGATTGCAATTGTAACTGATAGAAATGGTAACAACTGGATGCTCGGAAGCCGTAATGGTTTGGAGTTATCTGCTGGTACTGGTCAAAGTGGTACCGCTTTTGGTGACCGCAATGGCTTTGATGTTACCTTTACTGGTATGGAAGAACAGCCGATGTTTAGCGTATTAGCCAGCATCATTCCTGCTCTTACTAACGCATAGTGCTTCGTTGTCGTTAATCAAGCACGGGCGCATCCTACGGGGTGCGCCTTTTTTTGTGTTTATACATTTACTACTAAACGACAACATGGTGACTTTATTAACGACAATGAAAATAGCACTAATACACAACGTACAAAGTACGGGTTCGGCACTTTACCGATTGGAACTCCCCCACGCTCACTTAGATGCAGCGTACAAAGGTCTTACGTTTTATTCAGCACCTGACCCCTTTAGAATCTCCGATGAATCCTTCGAGCAGATGGACATCGTTTTAGTGAGTAGGATGTGGGGCGAAACACCCGAACAAATTAAATGGCTTAGGGATAAATGTAACCAGTTTAATGTGACTTTGATTCTCGACCTTGACGATTATTGGGTATTGGAATCAGGTCATCCGATGTATTCTCTTTATAGAGAAAAGAATATCTCCAATATAATCCGTGACCACATCAGGGTAGTTGACCACGTTATCTGCACCAATGCCTATCTAAAAGAAAAGGTATCTATTTTAAATCCTAATGTTTCAGTAATTCCGAATTGCACCTTTTCAGGTTACGAGCAGTACAAGTCTAAACCCGAACCAAGTGAGTTTGTTAGGTTTGGCTGGTTTGGTGGCGCACAGCACTATGAGGACATTATTCTAATGGAATCGGGTATGGGTATCCTTGCAGACGATCGTTCGTTAAACGGCTTGTATAGGCTGTATTTAGGAGGCTGGAACGAAAACCCAATGTACGAAGCGTATGAGAGAGTTTTTACAAGCAACGGCAAGCAAGAGAATTACGGCAGAATAGAAGCTGCGGATATCTACTCTTATGTCGGAGGGTATAACTTTGTGGATGTTTGCCTTGCGCCTTTGAGGGATACGACCTTTAACCGCTGCAAGAGTGAGTTAAAATTGGTCGAAGCTGGCACAATGGGTAAGGCTATTATTGCTTCCGATGTTTACCCTTATAACACTATAATCGACCACGGCTTAAATGGCTTTTTAGTTCGGGAGGCAAGGAGTAAAGATTGGCACAAGTATATCAAAACTTTAATCCACGAAAAGGACTTGCGTTTGACCTTGGCAGCTAATTTAAAAGAAACAATCGAAACGGAATTTAACATCGATTATTGGGGAGCAAAGCGGATGGATTTGTATCATTCGCTTCGGTGATACATTTACCTTTAAGATGCTTTACCTACTATCTAACCAGTCGAATGAAATCGTAGTCACTTGGAGTGACCGATGCACGACCACATTCCCCTTTGAGGGGTGGGCAGCCTACCAGCTAAGATGTAACGAAGATGGTGCGCTTCCAGCGGAGGTGACTTGCGGAATAGATAGATATGCAGAAGCGTTGTTCATTCCTACTACTTTTGAGTTTGAGTTGAGGTCAATGGCAACAGCCGAAACTACATCGTTTAGCATTTTACGCTCGTCTAATCAATCTCAAGGCTTAAGTAGATACGACAAGTTTAGTATTTCGGTTGGTGATTTATCCAAAGGTCAATACACCTACACAGCATACGAGGGAGATATTGCTTTAGTAGAAACTGGGCTGGCTTATATACAAATGGGTGAGCAAGCCTTTGTGAGCGCAACCAATACAATTACTTACGCAGAGCCATCGACTGGCACGTTTGATAACACCTTTGACTATACCTTTAACTAATGGGACAACTACTTACCGATGCGCTTGTCATCAAAAACGAAACGACACAAGGTGCAAACACCGCAACGAGAGTTGGAACGTGGATGCAAAATTGTGCGATACAAGTCGAGGATTCTCCGAGTGCGCTTAACTTTTTTGACTTTGCTACGTCAGGAACAACCGTATTAACGCAGAACGTATGGTCACCAATTAACGCTACTATTACAACTGGATTCAATAGAAACGGATTAAGCGTTAACGCTTCGGGTCTTGTTACTTATACCGGTGATTTGAAGTATTTTAGAACCAGTGCAATCGCTGCAATATTAGCGCAAACAAATAGGAAGATGCACGTTGCTCTTTTTAAAAATGGTGAGTTGTGGCCTTGTTCGGAGTTTGCGCAAGCTGCTGGCTCGGTAAGCGAGGTGACTATTCCTTCGCAATGCGTTGTGCCTTTAAGCTCAGGTGACACGATTCAAGTATATGTTAAATGCTCAACGCACGCCATCACGATTACCTTAGACAACTTAAACGTCATTATCAATGAGTTCTAAAAAACCTTTTGCCTTTTCTTGGCAAGGCTACCAGCATAAAGTGCCTTTGTTTATCGAAAACAAAAGCCAGCAATGGGTAAGCTATGGAGTTGAAAACGACTACCCTAACTACCTCTTAAATCTTTACCGAAGGAGCGCAAAGCACAACGCCATCGTGAATGGTAAAGTCGGTTACATCGTAGGTAAAGGATGGACATCGGAAGAAGAAACACCGCAAGCCAAAGCCTTTTTGGATTCGCCTACGTTTCCGAATGCCTACGACTCAATGAACGACCTAACGCAAAAGCTAACGTTGGATATGGAAATCTACAACGGCTTTGCTTTAGAAGTAACTTGGAGTAGAGGTGGGGGGATTGCAGAGATTTGTCACGTGGACTTTCATAGAGTTCGTGCGGACAAGGATGAAAAGATGTTTTACGTTTACGATTGGTATGACGAATATGAGGTTAGGCAATTCCCCCAGCTGAACCAAGTAAGCCAAATCCCAGCTTTCGATCCAGAAAATAGAATCGGCAAGCAGCTGTTTTACTATCGAGCGTACAGCGCAGGGGTTAAGGTTTACCCATTGCCTGAATATCTTGGCGGTACGGCTTATATTGAGTTAGATGTGGAGATTGCTAATTTCCACGTCAACAATATCAAAAATAACTTTTGGGGTTCGTACCTTATCAACTTTCCAAACGGAATCCCCACCCCCGAAGAATCGGATGCCATCGAACGGCAGATGAAGATGAAGTTTGGAGGCACGGACAACGCTGGTCGTTTCCTTGTGAACTTTTCGGATAGCCCCGAAACCAAACCCGAATTGACTCCTTTAACTCCAAGTGACTTAGACAAGCAGTTTGACATTCTAAATAAGACAGTTCAGCAGGAAATCTTCGTTGCTCACCGAGTTACCTCACCGATGTTATTTGGTGTGAAAACCGAATCGCAACTTGGAGGCAGAGCCGAAATGGTTGAGTCATACGAAATCTTCAAAGCTACTTATATCGAAGATCGGGTTCAAAGAATCGAGCGTTCAGTAAATTACCTTGCTTCTTTTAACGGAGTAACTGGTTTGAAATTACAGCCAACCGAGCCGATTAGCGAGCAGTTGACCGAGGCTTCATTATTGCAGATTTTAACCCGTGACGAACTTAGAGAAAAGGCTGGATATGAGCCTGAACTCTTAAAGCCAACGGAAGCAGTAGCACCACAAGAAATGGGGAATAGCGTTCTCGCTGGTTTATCTGCCTCACAGCAAGACAAAATGTTGCGAGTGGTACGCAAGTATTCCAAAGGAGATTTGACTAAGGAGCAAGCGACTATAATGCTGCAAGGCTTCGGTTTACCAGCCGAGCAGGTTGATTTGTTTTTAGGCGAGCCGATGGAGTTTAATCAAGAGTTTGAAACATTTGCCGACTACGGAGAGGGTGTAAGAAACAACGCCAAAAGAGGAATCGAACTAAACGAAAAGAATGATAATAAATGCGCTACCCAAACTGGTAAAGTAAGGGCGCAGCAGTTAGCCAACGGAGAGGGTGTATCCTTAGAAACAATTAAAAGGATGCACAGCTATTTGAGCCGTGCTGAAACGTATTACGACAACGCAGACAGCCAAAGCGACTGCGGATACATTTCGTATCTCCTATGGGGCGGAAAAGCAGCTTTAGGCTGGTCACGAAACAAACTAAGAGAATTAGGCGAACTTGACGAAATGGAAGCGTTTGAAAGCGTTGCTATGGAGTTCGGTGTAAGTGCCGACAACTACCAAGTTTTGCGCTCTAAGCCAGTACGCTTCGAAGCTGACAACTCAGTAATGGCGGAGTTTATGGAAGTCGAGCCTGAGAATAAAGAACTTGACAAAAAGATTTTAGCCGAGATAAAGCGGACTAAAAAGGTAGAAGCCGACCAAATCTCACGCAGATTAGATGTGCCGTTGGAAAAAGTGAGCGAGCGTATTGAGTACCTTATCTCTAAAGGGCAAGTAACAATTCAAGATAGAGTTGCACGGATAGCTGACACACCCGATACCGAGGCAGAGGAAGCGTTTGAGATACGTTACCGGTACGACCTTCGCCCTGATGCTACTGGTGCGAAAGTGATTGACACAACACGTGACTTTTGCAGAACGCTTATAAGGCTCAACAAACTTTATACTCGCCAAGACATTGACCAAATGAGTTCAATCATGGGCTTTAGTGTTTGGGAGCGCAGAGGCGGTTGGTACACCCTACCAGGTACGGATGTTTCAAGACCATCTTGCAGACACATTTGGCAGCAACAAATCGTTGTTCGTAAGGGCAATAAAATAGAATTAGTATGACAAAGGCACTATTCATAACGGAGCAAGACTTAATCGCGAACTCAATAATTAATGAGAACGTATCTTATACCCAACTACGACCGACAATCGTAAAGGTGCAGGAGATGCGGATTCAGTCTATTATCGGTTCGGACTTATACAAAGAGATAGCTAATCAAATCGTAAGCGGTAGCATTAGTGCTTTGAATCAAACTTTGCTATACGACTACCTCCAGCCAGCCATTAGGGAATGGATTTACTTTGAACTGCCACACGTTCTTGCGTTCAAATACATGAACAAAGGAATGGTGCGCAGAAGGTCGGAGGAGAGCGACTCAATGTCAATGGAGGAAATCGAAAGGTTGATTAACAAAGCCAAGAACGATGCGGAATGGTACAGCGAAAGAATCACACGTTATTTAATTGAGTACCGCACCGACTATCCTTTATTTAACAACCCTTCCGTAAAGGTGGACACGATTAGACCTCGCAGGGACAACTATAATACTGGCTTGAACTTGTCCAACCCTTACCGAATCCCTCGTTCATTTCAGGAAAGATACCAAGGCGACAACCCTTTTTGTAATGATTGTCTATGAAGTTTCATAAAAAGAACATCGAAAAACTAAAGATTTATTATGCCAAGTTGGAATCAGCTAAAGACGCAGTTACTAAAACTAAGCCAAGCACACGAGCAGGTAAATAGCTTTGGTTGTGGTGACCCGTTGTCGATTGGCACGGATAACACTACCAACCTAAAACAGCCTACCTTAGACCGCATTGCTTACCCTTTGGTGTACGTTGACTTGGAAAGCGCAAGCACCTCTAATACAAGCCGTACAATGAGCGTGGGCGTTTACTTTATGGATCGAGTAGAAGATATTCGAAACAAAGATGCAGACCCTTTGAAGTATTGGAAGGATAACGAAGATGAAGTAATTTCGGATATGCTTGAAATAGCTACCGACTATATCTCTTTTTTCCAAGACGACCCAGAGTTCAATTATACTCTAAACAGCAGCGTTTCTTTGAATCGTTTCTTAGAGGCGAGGGATGACAAGGTTGCAGGCTGGAGAGCGACTTTTAATTTCGAAATGCCTTTTTCTCGTGACATTTGCATTATTCCCGACTAACTACATTTAAAAGAAAAAAGACATGGCAACTATCTTGCAAGAAATAATGGGTTCAGTAGGAACGATGGAATACATTTCATCTTCCGTTACCGAGAAAAACTACGACTTTTTAGTGGTAAACGAGGCAGCGACCTTTACTACCTTAACATCAGGTGGTACTGACTTGGTTACTTTGTATAACCTAACTGCTGCGCCTATCGCATCGGGTATGGTTATCCGTGGCGCAAAAGGTCAAAACATCACGGCTGTTGCGGTATCTGCTGGAAGCGTAATCGGTTACACAAACATATAATGGTAAGGCTCGGCTACGGCTACCCTCTTACTGCGCTCTTTGGTGCTGGTGACTTGGCTGTTTTATTCGCAGCCTACAACCTTCGTGCCGAGGACGATGACGCATTAGCAGACAGCAACCTTTGCGCTTTATCTTCATTCATCACTTTACTTAAAAGAATATGAACCCATCGTTATTACTAATACCCGACCGCTACAAAGCTGCTAAGCTATATTCACAAATACCCGACAGCGGTGCAGGCGATTTGACCTTTGCAAGAAACTCAAACGCCACGAGAGTAAACTCCGCAGGGTTGATTGAGAAGGTGCGGACTAATTTAATTTTGCAGTCCGAAGCGTTTAATACAACTTGGAATGTTGTATCAATGAGCGTTACGCCCAACACGACCGCTAACCCATTAAATGCTGCACTAACCGCAGATACAATTACACTTAGTGCGGGAACAATTCAAAAGTATATTGAACAAGGGATAGTATTAAGTGGAAATTTTACTGCAAGCGTTTATTTAAAGGCTGGAACTCATCAATTCGTTCAATTTCTTCTTGGTACTGACCCTGCGCCATTTGCCAATTTTGATTTAGTAAACGGAACAGCAAGCGCAACAAGTAGTACTGCAAGCATTGTCGCAGTAGGAAACGGGTGGTATAGATGCTCAATGTCCTTTACATCAGTTATTGGCACAAATGTAATTATGCTTGGCATTGATTCTTTAGGTGCTACAAGATTTTTGCCAACTGCTTCAACCGGTACATTTATCGCCTTTGGCGCACAACTTGAAGCTGGCGATATAGCCACCGACTACATCCCCACTACTACCGCAGCTGTATCCGTAGGCATTACAGCCGACATCCCCCGATTAGACTACACGGGCGGTGGCTGTCCGAGTTTGTTGTTAGAACCGCAGAGGACTAATTTGGTTACGTTTAGTGAGCAGTTTGATAATGCGGCTTGGTTGAAGCGTGCTAACATTGGTATTACGGCAAATGCAATAGTTTCACCCGATGGGACTACAAATGCAGACAAGATGGCAGTAACCAATGCTTCCGTAGTTGATTACGGATGCTTTCAAATAGTTGCAAGCGGATTAAATACGTACTCGGTATTTGCGAAAAAGGCAGAATTGGATTACTTATTTATTGGCTTTAACAAC